AAATTATTGGATTGATTGTCAACAATCCGAACATGCACGCGGTTGCGTTGCGACAAGTAAAAGACACATTACGCAATTCAGTATATGACACATTGATTTGGGCGATTAATATTCTTGGGTTATCTGTTAGCTTCAAATGCACCACCTCCCCCATGGAGATTGAATACATCCCCACGGGGCAAAAGATTTATTTCCGTGGCGCGGATGACCCAGGCAAAATCAAATCGATCAAGCCGCAGTTTGGCTACATTGGCATTGTGTGGTTTGAAGAGTTAGACCAATACCATGGACCCGAGGCAATCCGTAACATTGAACAATCGGTAATCCGTGGTGGTGACACTGCATTTATTTTCAAGTCATTCAACCCACCGCAGACAGCAAACAATTGGGCGAATAAATACGTCAAAATTCCCAAGACTTCCCAATACAGACACCATAGCAATTATTTGAATGTGCCTGTGGAATGGCTGGGCAAGACGTTTATTGACGAAGCCGAGCATTTGAAGAATGTCAATCCCACGGCGTATGAGCATGAATATTTAGGCATTGCCAATAACACGGGCGGGGCGGTGTTTACCAATCTGCAATTACGTGCCATTACCGATGAGGAAATTTTTGGCACTGAAGAAAACGGGCAGCGCGTCGGTGGATTTGATCGCATACTTCATGGGCTTGATTGGGGCTTTTATCCAGACCCAGCGAGTTATGGAAAAATGCACTACGACTCAGCACGGCGCATTCTGTACATCTTTGGCGAGATGCGCGAATGGAAGAAATCAAACGAGGCGTTGCACACACAACTACTGAGTAGTGGGCTGTACACCGATGTTGATTTACTTATTGCAGACAGCGCCGAACCCAAGAGCGTGCAAGATTTTCGCGCCTATGGCTCCAATTGCCGAGGTGCTGAAAAGGGACCCGATTCGGTCAAATACTCTATGAAGTGGCTGCAAGGTTTGACCGCTATCATCATTGACCCTGTACGCGCTCCCTACCACGCGCAAGAGTTTGGTGAATACGAATACGAGCGTACAAAAGACGGCGAAATTATCAGCGAATTCCCTGACAAAAACAACCACGCCATTGACGATGTACGGTATGCGACTAATTTGATTTGGCGTCGCAAAGGTGAATAAATGAAAAATATTTTGTTCTTTATTTTCTTGGTGCTTATCTTGTTGGCTGGCAATCCTCATGCACATGGGCAAATTGCCACCGGCGCAATTGCCACACAAACGCCCGCGCCCATTATTGAACAGGTAATTATTACTGATGCCCAGCCTGTAAAAAATACCCATGTGCTTTGTGAAGATGCCGAGATACGACCCGCACCATATTCGCATATTGAGGTTTCACACATTGCACCGGCTGGCACTGAGGTTCAAATTTTTGAAACGTATTACGAAAACTTCACTACATGGTGGGCATTGATTGATTACACCCCAATCCAATGGGTGAATATGTCGGCATTGTGTGCGAGGTAAACCATGTTGTCAAAATTTTGGCAGTGGATTAGAGAGGCTTGGCAAAAGATGATAGGTACATCAAACGTAAAACAGGCGTTGAATGTTGACGTTGCGTTATCGCCGGATATGGTGAACGCACTGCAAACATGGGCGGCAATGTACATGAATCAATCCCCGTGGCTTGCGGGCAATATGCAATCCATGAATTTGGCGTCCAGTATTGCAAAAGAATTGGCAACATCTGTGACACTGGAAATGGAAGTAAATATCACCGGCTCGAAGCGGGCGGATTATTTGCAAGAGCAGATTACCCCACTACTGAGTAGTGTGCGTATTCAAGCCGAGTATGCCGCTGCAAAAGGTGGTCTTATCCTGAAACCGTACATCAACGGTGACAAAATCACAGTGGATTTTGTGCAAGCGGATCAATTCTACCCCGTGGCGTTTGATGCCAATGGCAAAATCTCAGCGGGTGTATTTTCCGATCAAAAGACAATCGGAGGGCACTATTACACACGCCTGGAATATCACGCGCTCATGACTGATGGATACCACATTGTAAATACCGCGTGGAAGTCATCAACTAAAGACGTGCTTGGTAATCAAATCGCATTGGCAGATGTCGCAGATTGGGCAGACATTTTGCCCGAGGCGACTATTACCAATGTCAAAGCGCCATTGTTTGCATATTTCAAAATGCCGCTTGCCAACAATATTGATACCACTTCCCCGCTGGGTGTGAGTATTTATTCCCGCGCTGTTGATCTTATCAAGCAAGCGGATCAACAATGGACTGATTTTCTTTGGGAGTTTGAATCCGGCAAACGTGCTTTGTACACAGATCCCTTGGCGTTTGAAAAAGACCCAACCACACAAAAGCCCAAACTGCCAGATCGCAGGCTGTACAGGTTGCTTGACTTGCAAAGCAAGATTGACGGCAAGGGACTGTTTGAGGAATGGACACCCACACTACGCGAGGTGCAAATTCTCAATGGTCTTGATGCCATTTTGCGCCGCATTGAATTTGCGTGCGGATTCAGCTATGGTATTTTGTCTAACCCTGAAGCCGTGGCACTTACGGCAACTGAAATTAAAGCGGGCAAACAACGCTACTACGCCACTGTGACCGATACGCAAAAATCATTGCAGTCGGCATTAGATGGATTGATTTATGCCATGGATGTTTGGGCTACGTTGGGCAATCTTGCGCCCGCGGGCACGTACTCAACAACGTATTGGTGGGATGATTCTATTGTTTCAGACCATGACACGGCGTTTACTCAGGACTTGCAGGCGCTGGGGCAGGTCATGAGCAAAGTTGAATTTCGTATGCGGAATTATGGCGAGGATGAAGAAACCGCCCGCAAGATGATTGCCATGATGGACGCTGAGGCAAAGCCGGTGTCATTTTTTGACAGTGTAAATATAGGAGGTGTGTAATGTCGCTATCAGGTTGGATTGGTGTAGACCTTGACGGTACGCTTGCAGAGTATCACGGCTGGAATGGTGGCGCAATTGGCAAACCAATTCCCGCTATGCTTGCCCGCGTTAAAGAATGGCTTGCAAAAGAACAACAAGTAAAAATCTTCACTGCCCGTGTTTGTACTGGCGACGCTGAACAAATTGCATTAATCAAATCGTGGTGTGTTCAGCATGTCGGTCAAGAATTAGAAGTTACAGCTACAAAAGATTTTGCAATGATCGAATTGTGGGATGACCGCGCAATTCAAGTTATTGCTAATACTGGCATTCGGGCTGATGGTAATGAATAGCCATTTTGTAAATTGGCAAATTCCATTATGGGCGTCGCCTCGGATGGTGACAAAAAATTACACCATTCCCATGTATGCGTTTATTGAGGTTGTGCAAAACGATGAGGAAATTGCACAAGTCAGGTACACAGATAAAAACGGAATTCACGAAGGGTACGTAGAACTCCGATTCGTGGAAGAGTATCACCGCCATTTTCCATTTGGCGTGGTTGACTTGTCAGACATCGAAACACCTGAGAGCAACGACCTACCGCAATACGTGACTTGGAAGGGTGTGAAGCAAGTCAATATGTGTGGTGAGATTTGCGCGGCTTTGTGGTTTGGTGTCAAGTTATCGGATGTGTTGATAAATTGGGAAGGCAAAAAGCCAAGTTTTTTCAAGCGCATTTTCGGCGGTGGAAAAGCAGCCGGAACAAATGCCGATGATCTTGTATTGCTGTTTGAGATATACGGCACGGAAGCTAAAAAGCTATCCTTTGCCAAATACACACCAACTCTGTTGCGTAACCTGTGTGAAAAGTATTTTCTGATTTGCAGTGTCAAAATGGCGTCATCTGGCGAACTGCGAAACGGCTCTATTTTGCATTGGGTTGTGCTTGACAGTGTTGCATTGGAGAGGAAAGAAATGGGCAATGTGGTTGTGTTCAATCCCGCTGCCAATTCGTATGAGTCATACTCATGGGCTGAGTGGAAAAAAGCGGCTGGAATCCCGTATGGGGTAATGGTAGAAAAATAGTGCTGACTTCAGAGCAATTTGATTCATTCGTTGAACCAATCATGCGCCTCTACACGGATTATGAAACATCCGTGATTGAGGACATTGCACGGCGGCTAAAGAATTTGAATTTTGCTTCAGCCGCCTGGCAG